TTTCTATCATGGTTATCTCTGTTTTCGCTTTTCGTTTAACACCCATAGTATATAATATGTTTTTATCTTTGAAAACATGTTCCAATTCTCCCGCTACTTTTGTATAATCTTTCTTCTTCACATTTCCAAATAGTTTTGTTATTTTTATAATTGTTTCTTTCGGTGTGTTATTTATTCCAAGCAAAATATTCTTCAATACTTGTATATAATCATTAAAAGAATTTTTTGGATTAGTTTTTGTATTATTTTTTGATATTTGAATTAAACCTGATAATTCTAATTCTGATAAAATCAATACAGATAGTGCGTAATTATCCCACGTATATTTGGTAGCTATTATTAAATTCCATATTTGCGTCCAATTTTGTCCTTCAAACCCATTTATCATGTCTTGTAATCTTGATAGATATTCTTGTTTTTCGGCGTCGGTGAATATAGACATTTGTAGTATTGTATTTTTCTTTATGAATTTTTCCAATGTTTCACTTTTTAATTTGGCTATTTCATCTGATGTTATTACACGTTTTTCTTTTTCCGCATCTATTATTAACGACTTACCATCTTTTTTTCCTATTAAATATCTGGATATATGTGTTAATAATATTATTTCGAAACACCACGGCGTATAATAATCTATTATTATACCAAAGGGTTCTGTCGTCTTTTTATATTCCTCTATTTGTAATTTACTAGCATCATATGATATTCCGAAATCTATTATTATTGGCCTTTTTGTTGTGTCGTCTATCATGATATTATTACTCTTTATATCCAAATGTAATACGTTCTCTCTATTTAATACTTCTAATGATTCGAGTAAAAATAAATGTTTATTTATAACTTGTTTTAAATATTTTGTTGAATTATCTTTTGAGTTCATACTAATAATATTTTGAAAAAAAATATCCAGTGTTTCTTTTCCTACATAACGGACCTTGCTTATACTCATTGCGTCGTTTGTTTTATCTAGTTTATCACATTTGTTTAATATATCTCGTTGGATTTTACCTGATGTTAATGGACAAGAGTCTGTTATAGGTGCGAATCTATCTGTATATCGTGCTAGTTTTTCTCCTATTGCTATCTCATTCTCCGTCGTTTTATTATTGGGTTGTATCTTTGATAAAAAACCCTTGCTTACTTCTTCTTGACTTCCACATTTTATGTGTGGCTTCACTGCACAACCATATGTTCCTTGTCCTAATACTTTTATTACATTTTGATTATTTTTACTCATTTTATACTATCTATATAGAATATTGTTATCGTTATTCTTTATTAAAAAAAGATGGATATTCATCTATATTGTAATATGCGTCGTCACTAAACCGTTATACTACAGTGTTTCGTTTTTTATAAAATCTATTTTTGTATGTTTTTTTTAACTTTTCTTTGATATCTTCTGGTATTTCACCCATTTCTGTTTTTATAACACGCAATTCGTCTATTATTTCTTCCGACATTGTCTCGCAAAATTCATTAAATAATTCTATTTGCGGTTTCTCATCTTGTATATGTTTTGAAATATTAGTGTCTATCATTTGTAAGAAGTTTAAACTAAACCTATTTGTATGTTTTTTTCCTTTTTGTTTTGCTTGATGCTTTGAGGCTATATCGCTCGGTTGTTTTTTATAATAATATCGGGCGCTTTTGTACATTTTATCCCACGCATCTCCTTTGAATCCTTGATTTAACAACAGTTCACATTCTGTTGTTAAAATTCGTTTTACGTCTCCCCTATTTATCCATTCATTCCAGTTTGCTCTAAAATTCTTTGCTGTCTCATCACGATGCTCTTTTGTGAAACTATACATCAACCCAGCCACATCCTTTGTGAAATCAAATCTATATTTTTTATATTCATTCATTCTTCTTTATACACGTAACTTCGTATGTAAAAAGCCTTTCAATTTTACAGTTGTGTCTTTTTTGATTATAAACATGTAACACGTATATAATCTTTCCGGGAGGCTGGAATCGAACCAGCGACATTTCGATTTTTGCTTTTGAAACCATTACAGTCGAATGCTCTACCCCTGAGCTACGCCCGGTATCTCTCTCGACAGGTTTCGATCCTGTGGCCTTGCGATTAACAGTCGCACGCTCTAACCAGCTGAGCTACGAGAGAATAAACATTCTAATATTATCAAAACTTAATATTCTTTTTCATATATTCGAATTATCGGGGTAATATACGGTTCCGCCTGTAAGAATCTAACTTACTTCCTTCAACATATATTTTGATGACGCTCTACCATTGAGCCAAGGCGGAATAGCTCCTACCCGGATTCGAACCGGGGTTTCAAGATTCAAAGTCTTGAGTGATAACCTCTACACTATAAGAGCTCTCCTCTCTATAATTAGATATTCTCTTTAATACATTATAAAATGAAAATATATATGAAACGTATGAATATGACCTTTCAAAATAATTCATCCCAGGATACTACACCATCCTCCACTATTGAAGATAATCCCTTTGATTCCAATCTATCTTTTGTATTGTATTTAGAACCCATTTATAATTCCATTTTACAAGTTTATCAAAATGTTATTACACTTAATTGTGATCCGGCCGGTTCACTCAGTGATATGGTCACTCATATTAATATTTCAAAACTTTCACGTTTCCAACAATCCACACCTAACTTTGATGGTTCTAATTGTATTTTTGTTCTTTTAAGACATCCTGTGTCCAAGATTGGGAATCCATTTAAAAATAATAGGGCTTTTATGGGCTCTGATGATATCCCTTCCGTGTTTTCTTATTTGAAAACGCACGGATATACGATTGATACTTCTACTACCTCTATGTTACAAGATGGACGTGTTGTTGTTGGTGGTGTATCGGATAAACGGTTCTCTGGGAATCGACGCATGATTGCGATGGTTACATATGGATAAAATATGATGTCTCTCTCATAAAATATATATTTATCCCATCCTTCTAATTATATTGTCCAAGATTCTGAACGTACTGGTGATATACGTGCGGTTAAATTAACCAATTATGATGTTGAACGTAGCAAAGTTGTGTCTAATATATTAAAACTATATTCACACACTCCATATGGGAACAATGCAGAGGAAGATCATGGACGATTTTCTGTCTTTTCATTGAATAAAAAATAATAATTATTCCTTTTTTTGTGTATTATTATTTTTTTGTCTGTTGTATATAACAATACGTTATCCCATGAACCAATATCTCTAATAGATAAATAAATAATAAACCCATTATCAAGTTCATTAGTGGGGACTTGGAATGTAATATGTGTTTGATTAATAAGTTATATATGAAAAATGTGAACACGGTGTACAATGTACCATTTAATAATCCCGCAATTCTTGAATATTTTTCTCCATAATGTGACGCATTTGCTACTATACCTGTTATCGCTAGGGTATCTATACTTGTCTTTAATAACATCTCGCCTGATGTAGTGGGGAATTGGGGATAGAGTTCGATTCCAAACCGGGGCTTTAAATATGTTACTGTTAATAAGTTGGTCGCACTATTTATAAAAGGCATTGCCGCAGCATATGCTCCATACCAACCATCTATTCTATTTATTCCTAATAATAAAACATCCTCTGTAAAATTCATCTCTACTATATACTATTGGCTTATACTAAATAATAATAGTGTCGCTCTCTATCAAAATATATTATTACCCTTTCTTTTCTATAAGTGTCCAAGATTTATACTAGATGTATCTATTTTACTCTTTATTTGGGGTATAAAAAACAATATAATTGTTTTATACGCTTCAAATCATGCATTTCAATATATTATACTCCATAGATCCTTCAATATTTGTTTAGGGTTTTCATAATATTGTATCACTATACTCTTCTCGCAATCTATTTCTAATGGTAACATCTTTTTTTTAACTACTATTTAAGGCTATGTTTCTATTTCAATTTTGTCCAAGATAGGCACATCATTTTTCTTTTTTTTGGGATGTATCTTTCGTTTATTTATTTTTCTTTTTCTTCGTATACAGTCCGTGATGTTACTAATTATATTTACTGTGCCTCCTAATATCAACAATACTGGACACATTATAATTCCCGTCCACATGCATATGGGTGAACTCATTACCCTTGCTAGCTTATCACTGCGCTCCTTTTTCTCATATTCATTTGCGAGGTTCATTAATCTCTACCTTTTATTATATTTATTTACATTTTCCATTTTTTATACCAGTCTTGCTTCAATTTTGTCCAAGATTAGGATTTATACACTAATTGTAACTGTTTTGATGTATTTTTTAATATACATATTATGAAAGTTATTTAAATATAATTTGATATATATCACATATGAATCAATCAATTACAGACGATGTCGCAGTCGATTGGGATAACATCGATTGGGATGAAAATGAAGATTGGGACGAAAATAACTGTGATATGAGTACGTTGGATCCCAAACTAGCAAGTAGCAACATCGTTGATAAGTCAGTTGACGCCAAGAAGTTGCGGGATAAACAACAGCTGGAAGAGACAGTGAAATTAATGAGTGATAATAATGGAATAGAAAGTTGTAATAAGAAGGATTCAAATGATGATGAACCCCTTCCTTTGAAAACAATCAAACAGTTTGATATGTTTGGTATGACTATATCGAAAAAGTTTAATGATTCCTCATCAATGTGTATAGTTGCTTTCATGAAGTCATTGTGTGATAAATTACCTGATAACTTGAGTATAGAGAACTATGATGCGATTATATCAGTTCTAAATAAGAGACTCGAATCGAAGAAGGAGAAAGGAGGTCAAGTAGCAAAGGTTGTTGTTAAGAAGTCTTCCAAAGAGTTGAAAATGGAACGGGAAAGACGCGGTGAAATCTTTGGATACATTGAACAAGATTTCAGTGACCCACTATCAGACAAATATGAATTTTTTGAGGATAAATATAGATAACTAGGTTACCTACTAGTTTCTCGTACAGCATAACCCGACATACCAGGTACCCGACCCCCCCAACGGAACTATCCAACGGACTCCTTCCCCAAGCTCCGACCCAAGCCTCTAACCCAAGAAACTAGCACATTACTTATCCAGAAATGAGTGGGATATTGATTTACCGGTAATTTATCGATTTTTGAGTTTATATGTATAAAATTGATAATAAATATATGGATAAGGGTATATTATAATTAAATAATGACTAAATGTTCTATTTGTAAGGTTGAAGGACATCGTTCTACTGATTGTAACGGTGTGTTTATTACTGAATGGACGGAAAAATTAAAACGTTATTGGATGTTTGGATATCACAATTCTGTTGAAAATGATGAAGAGGTTAAATTATGGGCACAGAATTATCGTTTTACTATGCCTATTATTAATCGTTTGTTTGAGAAATTGCGTAATTGTGCGAGTGTAAATGGATGGTTTCGTATTTATACAACATATCGGGACCAATATGCCGAGATGAAGTTCATAATGAATATTCCTGGTACTATTTTAAATTGTAGGGCTCAGATTGGGGGATATGTTCGACCTACTGAACGGCAAATTGATATTAATGCTATTATCGCCGCACAAGACCGTGAACGTGCTGAAATATACAGGGTTAGAAGAGAAGTTCAAGAACGCGAGGAAATACTTGATAGACAACGGATTGCTGCTGACCCTAATATCTTGGTACGTCGGAATCTTCAAAATGAGTTTAATCGGGCTAATGATGCTTTACTACACGCTCAAACAAATGCTATTCGGCATTTATCTTCTCATAATAAACGTTCTATACAATACCAGATGGATACTACTGAACAAGCCTATTTTGTTAATGACGATTGTCCTATTTGTATAGAACCACTGACTCCTGGTGATACTATTGCTATCGATTGTCGCCACACCTTTTGTGTTAAATGTTTAAAACGGGTTATTCCCGGTGTATACAATACAATTCATAATTGTCCTTGTTGTCGGTGTCCTATTACCAAAATTCGATTTAAACCTACTATTACCCCCGACAATTTTAATACTATCTCTACTTATTTACATAATCTATAATCTTATTTACTATTTTATACTTGTTTTGAACCTCTTTTTTCATTACTTATCCAGAAATGAGTCGGATATCCATTTTTCGGTTTTATCTTCATTTTTATATATCTTAATACATATAAATATGTCTTTTTTTGTTTATCTTTTAGTCTCTACTGATGGTTCTACCTATATTGGGGCTACTGTTGATTTGGATCATCGTCTTCGTCAACATAATAAAGAAATTAAAGGTGGGGCTGTTGCTACTAGTCGCAAAGTCTCTCTTGGGCAATCTTGGACTAGAGTCTGTCACGTTCGTAATTTTCCTGATTGGAAATCTGCTTTACAATTTGAATGGGCTTGGAAATTTTATAGTCGCAAGTTATCTCGTTCTTTAGTTCCTATGGAACGTCGCAAACAAGCTTTGGATACACTTTTATCTCTCGATAAACCTACCAGCAAATCTATATGTTATACTGAATGGGATGTTCCTCCTGAAATTATTTGGGAGTAAGGGGGCTATGCTTCGACCTTTGGTCTTTTTGTATTAGACATTACTTTATCCTTCGTTTTTTTATTATCAAATATGTTTCCAGCATGATATGTTTGATACATTAAATTCTCTTCTACTTGACCTGTGGATTTGTGATATTCATCTTTTGCTTTCTCATAATCATCATCTTCTTCATAATCTTCTTCCTTTGGTTTTGATACTAGCTGTTTTTTATATTCTTCCATACATTCATTTCTTGATGGTTGTAATACTTTGCTTATTTCATGTCCTATTCTATCCCCTGTCTTTTCAAAACCATCCTTATATTTCACGAATTTTGAATCTCCAAACGTTAATTCTTTTTCTACTTTATTTGGTTCTTTCACAAAATACACTCCATTCTTTGTATCTGTCGTTTGAATGAATTTATTCTCTTGGGGTTTATCTTCCAAACATTCAAAGAACATTTCTTGGACATTTTTAGCCAAATCTTCTTGATAGTTCGCTATCTTTTGGAAATTTCCAGTGAAAAATGTCTCTATTCGTTCGCAAAAACGGGATGTAAATTCTGTTAATGATTCCGCATCTTTACAAGTGTTTGTTAAATAGAAATTTAATGTGTTCTGACTATTTGTTATATTATTATGGTCACCTGCTGTATTTGTGGTAGTATTTGTTGGAGCTACATGTGGTATTACATCTTTTATGAGATTAGTTGTTTGTTCTATTTGATTAGATTGATTCTCTTGCATACTTTTTACCATTAATATAATTAATTCCTTCATTTCTTTCCTGTCCTCTAACATTTCTTTCTTTTCATTGAATAATATATTAATTAATTTATCCCGTTCGTCCTCTTTTGGAGTATTTTCTTCTTTTGGCGTATTTTCTTGTTGGAAATTACATTTCTTTTTGTGTCTATACATACTTTGTTTATGATTATATATGTTACCACATACGCAGGTAAATATTTTTGGCGTTGTTTCGGGTTTTTTTTGTTCTAAAAGGTCAGCATCGGTAAGCCTATTAGTAAGCATTCTATGTTTTCGAGTGGATAAATGTCTATTATAATCACTTTGTTTAGAGCATTTAAAGTCACACTCTTCGCATATAAGTTTTTCGGCGTTTTTCGGCGTTTTTTTAGTAAGCATCTTTTGTATATAATAGTTACCTACAAAAAACGCCTAAACCCTTATCCGCATAAAATATAAATATATGAAGAAAAAAGGATGCAGTCATTCCAATTTTTTAAATTACAAAACTAAAGCATTATGCTGTATCCCTAGTTTTTACCAACTTTATCAAATGGAAATATCTGGCCCATGTCTATTTTGGAACTTTTTAAAAAGTTCCATTTTCAATATTTCTCAACTAATTTATAAAATGGATATTTATTATTCTTTATTTTTCATGATTGTTTTTGGGTTTTTTTATTACCATTTTATTATCATCGAGCGAATAAATATCGATAATAATATTTTTATTACAGCATTTAAAGTTACAAGTTTCACAAATAAATTGTTTGGAGTTTTTTGGAGTATTTTGAGTTATCATTGTTATCTATAAAATGATAACATATAAAGTTCCAGCAAATTTTTAGGTTAATGATATACGGATTTTCTTCTATATAATTCAGTTAATCTCTGTTCAAAACCCTTATCGATTTCTACTTTAACACCGTCATATATTTTTCCTTGATTTTCAGCCTTTTTTTTGTCTTCAAGGTATTGTTCAGTAAGAATAAATTGATACTTCATAATGACTTTAATGTCTCTAATTTCTTGTGCGATTTGCTCCATGTCTGTAATTAATGTCTCTTATAAAACACACATTTCACTATCAATTTTGTAGGCTTTTACGTGTGATATGAGAATAAGCCAATGAATATGATGAATTTTACGTAAAATTGAAAGGCCTTTTTGGTAATGAATGAGTGATATAATAATAATACATTAGAATCGTTCAAAATGTCTTCCCCTCAAGTTCAAAACACTGTTGTTGCCGCTGTCGCTCCTGTTAAGGAGAAGAAGCCCAGAAATCCCACTCTCGCTGCGAAGTATTCAAAGGTAGTTATCGCCAACTACAGCATCATCCAGATGCTTCATAGCAAGGGTCTATTGTCCGACGAAGGAGTCGAGACAGCATATTCCGAAATCAAGCTCTTCGACTCGGTCGATGACCAATCCGCATTTTATGAATCATTCAACAGTTCGTTGAAGGATACCGGAAAGACGATGAAGAAGTTTGTTACCCAGCGTCTGAAGCCCCCAAAGGCACCTCGTGCGAAGAAGGAAACGAAGCCTCGCACCAAGAAGACGGACAAGGTAGCGGATGATACCAAAGTGGATGTAGTTGCTCAATTGGTAGAAGCAGCGAATGCTCCGATGACCCCTCCTAGAGAGACACAAGTTGAAGTCAAGGCACCTGATGCTCCCAAAAAGGCAAAGAAGCCTCGTGCGAAGAAGGTAGCCGAAGTAGTAGCACCTCAAACCCCAGAAAAGAATGAAGTTGTAGCCGAAGTTAAGGCACCAGATGCTCCTGTAAAGGAGAAGAAGGCAAGAAAGCCTCGTGCGAAGAAGGAAGTTGCTCCTCCTCCCCCTCTTCAGCTCGAGGTGAAAGAGGAAGTGGAAGAGGAAGATGAAGAGATCCATACACAAGAGATTATCATAGGTGATACGACGTATCTCATCGATGGAGACAACAACATCTACTCGGTTGAAACGCACGACCATATTGGGACATTTGACCCCGAAAAAAATGAGATAGTCGAAGTCTTCGCTTAATTTGAAAAAAAATAAAAATAAACATTAACGTATACATAAACATAAAAATTAGAATTTACATTAACTTGTTTTTTAATGAATCTATTTAAACCTTATTTTTTATTATATATTAAAATATGTCTTATGAATGCACATATTGTAATTTTAATGCTCCTACAAATACTAGATTAAACCGCCATCTTACAACACAAAAACATACACGAAATGTATTATTATCAAAACAGATACATGATGAGAGTCAAAATATTCTGAATGAGATAATAGAAGATAATGTCCAAGAAAAAGAAAAAGAAGAAGAAGTTGTCGAATTATGCGAAAATATGGATTGTGAAAGATATCCTCCCGACTGGGATTTTGAATCCGACACACCTGAAACATATGAAGAAGGACAATGGGTAAAATGTGCTATATGTCCAGGGTATTTTAATGATGATGGATTAGGAGATATATTGTTTATAGAAGAAGCACCGAATAATAGAGGAGGAGGATGTGATTTATGTGGAAAAACCGATAATATAGTTCAAATGAAAGGAACTGGACAATATTTGTGTGGTGATGCGTGTGATGAAGAAGAGGAAGAAGAGGAAGAGGAAGTGTCTCTATCAGATATTTTACCAAACAATAGTATTCAAGTAGAAAGTGTCCAAGAAGAAGAAAAGGAAACAGTAAAATTCAATGAAAAGAATGGTAATAATATTATGTTTGATAAAGAAGAGGAAAGAGAAGTGTCTCAATCAGATATTTTACCAAACAATAATATTCAAGTAGAAAGTGTCCAAGAAGAAGAAAAAGAAACAGTAAAATTCAATGAAAATATAGAATATATAGAACATACCCTAGAATCGGAGTTTTTATTCATAGAGGAACCAATCTTGGACATTCAAACAATAGAGATGTTAAAAGACTTCAATGAATTAGTAACGACACATGGTTTTTTATTAAACATCCTATCATTTATAATGAGTATAGTTCGATTTTTCGCACCCAACAATAGTGATTAAGGGTACAACCCACACTATATCCATAGTTCCGTTTAGATAGTTCCGTTAGAATAGTTCCGTTGAATAACTATAAACAGAGTTATCCAGAAATGAGTGGGATATTGATTTACCGGTTAATGGAACCCCCTTGTTCCCTTACCTCATTTCCAAGGTCTTATGTTTTATTTATAAGGGAACATTGGTTCCATTACCCTCATTTCCAAGGTCTTATGTTTTATTTATAAGGAGGGTTCATAAGGGAACCAAGGTTCCCTTACCTCATTTCCAAGGTCTTATGTTTTATTTATAATGGGGGGTTCATAAGGGGGCTTCGCCCCCTTACTAATAAAATTGATTTTAAATCTATAATATATTATATTGTATTCTAATATTATATTATATAATGGTTAAAAATACACAAGGTGGTTGTAAACACAAAGGTCAGGCTAGAAAATTGGTTAACGCACCTATCTCTACTAAACCTAGACTCTCTGAATCTGATGACGAATGTTATGCTTTCGTTACCAAAATGCTCGGGAATGGTATGTGTCACGTTAACCTTTCGCATAAGGGCTCTCTCTTTCAAAATGTTGTCGGTCACATTCGCGGCAAATTTAGAGGACGCAATAAAAAAAATAATATTGTTTCCACCGGCAATTTTGTTCTTGTTGGACTTCGCACATGGGAAAATACTATCAAAAATTGCGACATCATTTTCACATTCATCGATTCTCATATTCAATATATTCCTTTTGACCTTCAATCTCTCAATTTAAACTCTAACCTTATCATTTCACACGACAACATCTCTTTCTCTAATTCTAATTCCAATACACCTCTCTCTATTCATGATGCTCACGCTGATACTACTAATGATGATGATGTCGATGTTGTCGTTGTTGTCGATGTCGACATCATTTAATTTTTGGGTATTTGGTAGGGGGATATCCCCCTATAACCCCCTTTATATTGACGAATATTACGTATATTTATAATCTTAATATTAATGTATATAGATATATATGAAAAAGCTCCCCATCCATCTTGAGAACCCTGTCGACAATAGTATATATTATATAATAGAAAAAATAGAAAAACAAGTATATTTAGTTGGACTTACACCAAATATGTTAACAACTATTGGAAATATATTCACAATAATATTTATTTATTTATTCTTAAATAAAAAATACATTCTAGCATCATTTGCGTTTTTTATGTCTTATTTTTTCGATTGTTTAGATGGATATATAGCGCGTTCATACAATATGGTGTCCATATTTGGAGATTTTTATGACCATATAAGCGATTTCACAAAATTATTAGTTACATCATATTTATTAATTAGTCGTGTAAAAATGAACAAGAATTCACTTATACTATCATTAATAACAGTAATAATATCGTTTTTTACATTATTATTTTTCTGTAATCAAGAAATATACTATGGAATTCCAGAGTCTTCACCAACATTATCATTATTAATGTGTTTCGAAAGGAGTAATAAAACAAAATCGGAAGCAATAGAGTCGTTAAAATATTATCGTTACTTTGGATGTGGAACAATTACATTATACGGCACAATTATAATAGGTGCGTTTAAATATCTCTCCAAGTAAAATTGAAAGGCCTTCTTATATAAATAATAGTGTTCATATAAAATAACATCGAAGAAAATGGAGATTATAGAGTGTGCGATTTGCTACGAAGAGATTGGAGAGACAAACAAATGTGTGACCCCGTGTGGGCATGACTTCTGCTTTAAATGTATGGTAAAATCGTTTCAGATGAACGAAACGTGTCCAATGTGTAGAACGTCATATTTGGAAAAAGACGAGTGCTTACATTCAGATTCAGAAGATGAAGAAAGTGATGATGATTCAGATGACGAAACCCTCTACGACGACGATGAGTATGTGTCTCCTGATCAATACTTACAAGAACTAGACAACGTTACCCAGTATGCTACCATCGCTAAACCCAAAACAGTTGCCGACCAACTCGAGAAAAAGGGTTATACTATGGAAGATGTGCTCTCTCTATATATGGGAAGAATTGACCGAACAGACAGTAAGTATACCCAGTCATATGTGAGACATTTAAAGAAGAACCTAGACACTATAGTTACAGAGTCTGACCAAGAACAAGAAAGAGCGCTAATGGAAAATTATATGATGAGAGATGAAGACATTCGAAGTGACCAGTTAATCGATGCTGATGTATTCGATATGAATCCTGGGTTGGAATTACATTCACTGTTTAATTAAAAGATAAAAATAAAAATAAGATAAGAAAAAGAATTCAAGTAATTTACGTGTTTTTTTTGTTAAAAATAAATTAACTTAATATAATATAACCTAATATGAAATCATTAAAATTTATACATATTACAAAATGTGCAGGGACATTTATAGAAGAGCTAGGGCGTTCATATGATATAAAATGGGGTAGACATCATAAGGAATATGGATTCTGGCATGATATTTTTATTAATAAATCCCCCGAACTAAAACAAAAATATGACTGGTTTACAATAGTTCGTAATCCATATACGCGAATATTATCGGAATATTACTGTCAATGGGGGGGTATAAATCACGAGTCTGAAAAAAATATTATAATTAAAGATAAGAAAGATTTCAATAACTATTTAATAAAAAAGATACATAATAGATGTAAAACAGGTCACCATTATACTGAACAATATAAATATATAGATCCTAAAAGTGTTATTAATATTATAAAATTAGAGTATATGGATATATATTTACCAGAATTATTTAACAAATATGATTTAGATATAGACATTAAAATGGTTAAAAAACTGAACACGAAAGAGAGCAAAATGGATATATTAGACTATACAGTTGACGACTTTAATGATGAATTAATAAATTTAATAAACACTGTATATAAAACCGATTTCGAACTATTTAATTACGACATGATAAAGACAAATTAATCATTGTATTAAAATGTAGATATATTTATATAAATTGTATATAAATGTATGATTTTCCGATAAAGACAAAGTCATTCCCTCACGTTCTACCAGCATACATTGAGATATCAAAAGGTAACAATATAAAGTATGAATGGTGTGAAGAATCTAAAATCTTGATGTTAGACCGCGTTCTCCATTCATCTGTGATATATCCAGAGAATTATGGTTTCATTCCTCAAACATTATGTGAAGATGGCGACCCACTTGATGTATTGATTTTATCAAACCATAAGTTTCAACCTGGTACAATTGTTCATGTGCGACCCATATGTTATATGAATATGACGGATGAAAAAGGTAGAGACGAGAAGTTATTAGCCGTTCCATTAAAAGAGCCTTATTTTAAAGACGTCAAAACAATGGGAGATTTAAGCGAACATAAATTAACTGAAATTAGGGAATTTTTCAAGACATATAAAAATTTAGAAAAAGACAAATGGACAATGATTGAAGAATGGAACGACACTGAAATGAGCATAAAACTGATAGAAAGAACACATAGTGCTTATATGAATAAAATATAAAATTGAAAGAGTTATACTTGACTAAATAAATTCAAACAATTATAAATCAAAATGGAAAGGTTAAGTGAACAATTATTGAACGATGAATGGACGTTTGTTATACCAAATATTGAGACTAAATATAGGATTATAGATTTTAACGGCGTAAATGAGAAGTATGAGATGTATGATAACAGTTGGATAATATTTGGTGTGTGGAAAGGAAAGGCCGCTATATTTAACTATATGAACCCAGATATTATATTGAAATCGATTAGTACATGGAAATTGGTAAATTAAAAGGGTTTTATTATTGAATTATTTGAATATATTCATAACCATAGGATAATTCTCATATAAACGTCGTATGAGGTAGGGTATTGTATCTTTAAAATCACCATATGGTACATATTTATATACTGTGTATTTTTCTTGTGCTAATTTTTGTGATTGTTTGTCGCTCATTCCCATAAGTTGGGCGAATTCTATCACATTATCTAGTTTTTTATCCTTAATATATTGAACTGCTAAATCGATACTATCTGTATTATGAGTAGCACATAACAGTTTGTCTCCGGGTTTAAAATGCGATGAAAACAATGAAATACCAGCATTATAGTTGTCGTGTGTATCATTAATCGTATCAAACAAAATATTATATTTATTATCTTGATTGTAATACGCACCTCTCACGAGTTTAAATCCTATTTTATAGTCACGTGATTTTAGTATATCGTGTTTCATAATGTCCAAGTAATCGTTACGGTAGAGTTGATATGTTTTATAGATACGTAATTTATCGCGATTATATTGTTCCATAAATTTGTCGGTAATGGTATTTATTTTATCTTGAATTTTATAGTCTTCGGCATCTATCAAAACAATATTATTATTTTTCACAGATAAATTCATGATTTGGTCGAGATAATTTTCCACATCGTGTTGATTATCAACATTCAATGAACTTAATTTAACCGCAATAGTTTCATTTTTAAACTTATGAAATAGTGTTGATATTTCATAGAAATTCGATTTATGGTCTTGGTTATTTTCATTGGTATAGTCCATAATTGCTCGCATATTACGATTATTTATATATTTTTTAATGGTTGTTAACTGCGATTTGCTGCAAGTGAAACGGTTTACAATCGGAATATACATTAATATTATACGTCATTATATTAATTACAAATATAATGGTGAAAATTTATAAAAACGGATTACACCAACGCTAAACGTATCTTACGGTGGCCGCTGTTTTCCCTATCAAAAAGAAATAATTTAAATTTTCGTATCTCGTGTTCTTCTATTTCATCATTCGATCTAAAAAACGATATTTTATTCAACGATTTCAAAAACACACTATATGTGAATTGATTATTCTCATATTTTTTATTAAACACATACCCATCATATTGGGTTTCCAAAACTGTATCATCATTTTTACAAGCATATAAAAGGTCACATTCGGATTGAACTTTTCGGATTGCTTTCACATCATCATTTAATTGAGGAATTCTCATTTCAAATCTCTCAACAAACTTCGAACAATCCTCGGTTAATGAAAACAAAAAAATGCGACGAAAGAAATATATTTGATTTACAATATCAACCACACGTCGAATAGGGCTTGTTACATGAACATATGAACTAACATTCAAAACATCGTGTCGTGTATTTAGGTCGTCACTGTATAATTCATATGAACCAGACATATTGGTCCATAATCCAACATTTTTTTTAATATTACTATCTCCGGTTTCATGCCCAGCATTTGCCTCTTCCTTTTTCGACACTACACGGAATACACCTGTTTTATAAGACGCCAACTTATCAGCAGAAACCGAGTTCATATAAATCATCCAATGTGCTATCACGTCGTGACTATCTTGTATTTCAGGTTTAATATGTTTCGTAACGTTCAATAATAACTGATAATCACTATTTTGTAACAAGTCGTCTTCTTCGTATACAAAATTGCGTTTAATATTCACCATCGCATTATAAAAGCATATAGAATGATTGTCTATCTTATTATCATCCATATTGTAATTAAATTCCATAGCAAAAGTAATACAGTCTTTATTTTGTAAAAGACTACAATAATTATCGGATAATAGGTCTGGTAAAAGTGTGCGTCTATCTTCTGGTAAATAAATGGTAGAAACGCGGTCAGTTAGATGCTGCCACATATTAAGATAATCTATCATAACAAATACATTCGCAATATAAATTGTGATTTTAAATTTAGAATTGTCTAATTTGGCTATACTAAACCCATCATCTAAATCTTTACTTCCACATGGGTCGATTGTATAGACGTTAATATCTCGTTTGTCTTCGATTTTGTATTTATCATCATTCATAATATTCTCCATAATAGTAGAAAATTCGGTATTTTTCGAAACTATTTTAACTTCTCTATTCAGTTTGGCGATAGAGTGAACTAGTCGATTACACCATAATTGATAAGAGCAAAATGACGCGTAATTATCAACATTACCGAATGTTTCGGTCAATTTACCGACAGGATGTTTTTCATCCCAATTATCAAAACAAAAAGATACATATTTATTCGTATAATCTTTAATAAACCCAATACGCAATTCGTAAGGAATTAAGAAAACTGGTATACTTTTATCATTGGGTATACATTTATAATAAAGTTT